CCGGGAATGTTGTCGTATTCGCGTGCGGCAAGTCCGGGGAGGAACTGGGAGACGTGATTCATGCGGCCCCAGGTGTGATGTTGGAAAGCGACTTTGCCAATAACGATGGGTCACAGAGTGTGGAATTCCGCCGTCGAGAGGCGATGTTCTATGCGAAGCATGGGGCTCCGGCGTGGTTTGTGCGTGAGTTCGCCAGGAACACAAGTGTCAGAGTGTGGACTCGATATGGCATCGAGGCTACTGTCAATGGGCAGAGGTGGTCAGGAGAGACCACCACTACCACTGGTAACTCTTATGTTGGAAGTGCCCTCCTGCTAGCCGCGGCTTTGCTAGCGGGGGTGGAAAAAAGCACGCACATACACGGCGGGGACGATTTCTTGGGGCTTTTACCCGAGGCGGAGGTCAAGGCTATGGAAAAGGCGATCAGTGTTGTTGTGCCCCAAGCGGGCATGCAAGCTAAGGTCCTTGTCCCTCCGTCGCGGCATCATGGCACTTTCTATAGGAAACGCTATGTGAGCGACAAAACGAGAACTCGTCCCGTTCCCCAGTTCGGGCGCGTACTGGCCAAGCTCAACCTGAGGGCTAATCGTAACACTCAGGTTGGTGATAGGGATTATATGGCAGGGAAGTACTACTCTGCCGCATATGAGCACCGGTTCGTGCCTGGCGTGAAGGACTTGCTTCTGGAGACGGCTCAAGAAATGAGCGCGAAACCCCATTTCGATGTCAGGTTGTCGAAGATGAACGAAATGGGCGGTGTTGAAAATATTGTGGAGAAAGTGAAGAATTCGGATGTGTTGGATCCGGATTCGTTCAGCGATTACCTGCGGGATGTCTATGGGATCGGGCTTGAGGATCTCATGGACGCGTATGGGCGTGTTGCTTCCGGTGCGGTGGGCTGGCTAGACCAGTACACCTATGTTGACAAGAAGGGGAAGCAACACTCAAAACACCCACCCCGCGCACAGGTGATCGGGGGCGAGACCATTGAGGCTCTCATTGCCCACGATATTTGAGGACATTGGCAAGCCACTTGGTGTGAGTAACGGACCATAACGTGAACACATCAGCGAGAG